ACTGTTCCAGAGATAAAGAAGATAGTTGCCAAACCCCTAGTTGCCAAAGTCATTGAAGCTTTATCCGAATCTGTGCCAGCAATATAAGCAGTAGTAATTGTACAAGTTATTGTAATAGTTCCTGAGGTGTTGTTAAATACAGAGATAATGTCACCTTCAGAAAAAGTTGCATCCGGAATCGTGATCGATCCACTAGATCCTACCTGAACATACTTTCCTACATCACCCGTTGCCAGAGTGTATGAACCTGTCTTTGTTCCTACTGCTGGCACATTTCTGTATCCCAACGTAGCAGCATCGGGAGGTAATGTGTATGTGTTAGTGCCTGCGATTGCAGGTGCATTTAAAGTAGCCGTTCCGCTAGTCGAACCGGCAAGCTTTAAATAAGTGGAGTTAAATGTTTGGGCTGCAGTAAATGTTTGAGCAGCATCCGTTCCAGCAATAGTTAAAGTTGCAGCAGGTAGACTGATTGTATAGTTACTGTTAGTATTCGGAGAAGTAACTGTTAATGTTCCAGTCCCGCTTGAATTAGGATTAACAACAATATTACTCATATAACTACCCACCTTTGTCCAGAAGAAACGATGATTGAAACACCTGAAGCCACCGTCACGGGTCCAACCGACATGGCATTTGATCCGCTTGAAATCTCATAGGTTGAGGTTGCTGTGGTCTTATTCGGAAGTATTGCTCCGCCAGCATTGGCTGGATTATTACCAATATAGGCATTTAAGTATGAAGTATCAAAAGACATTAAGTGATCTCCAGTACAGAGGTAACAGCATCAATTGATGAAGCTGCGGATGAAACAATCTTCAATGCATCAGAGACAACAAGAACTACTTTCTGATCTCCGCCTACAATTACTAAAGAGCCTCCCGCTGGTACCGTAGCCCCTTTAATAATGTAGTAGTTAACTGCAGATCGTGTGATATACACATCTACAGTGACCGAAGAAGTAGTAGTGTTGGACGCTGTCATGCCAATCACAGTTGTTTGTGTAGAAGCACCTACTGTGACTACAGTAGCAGCAGATGTACCTACGTCTTTGTTTACATAAGATGTAAATGTATTTGCCATTTATTTTCCTTTACTTACCCCAGAGCAATTGCTAAAGCAACTGCCGTACCTGCAGGATCTCCAGAAGTAACTGTCGTAAATGACAATGTTCCAGATCCATTTGTTTTTAATACCTGATCTGCCGCACCATCTACTGTGGGCAAAGTAAAGGCATTTACAAAACTAGTTAGGTTGCTATCGTATGCTTGTACATCAGTGCCGATTGTAAGACCAAGAGATGTTTTAAGCGTTGCTCCAGATTCAACAACAAAGTTGGTACCATTACCAAAAACCTAATGTAGTACGTGCAGCACTTGAATCTGCATCATCTACAAGACTACGACCAAAAGAACTGAAGTCTGCGAGTGCAGCAGTTCCAGATCCAGTAAAATAAGGTACTTTATTTGCAGCACTAGTCAATCCAGCAATAGCTGCCAGTTCTGCGTCATAGCCTTGCACATCTGTTCCAATTGCAAGACCGAGTGAAGTTCTTAATGTATTACCAGTCTCAACTACAAAGTTCGTACCATCGCCAATTATAACACCGTTATCCGTGGGTGTCAATCCAGCAACGTCAGCTAACTGCGGATCATACGCTTGTACGTCTGTGCCAATTGCAAGGCCCAACGCTGTCCTAGCACCGGATGCTGTAGTAGAACCTGTACCGCCATTAGCAATTGGCAGGGTGCCAGTAATATCAGATGTGCTGATATTAATCTGGTCCCAAGAAGTATTTGTTCCGTCTGTTACAAGATACTTGCCTGCATTGGTTGATTGTGAGGGCAGCAGATTATTCAATGCTGCGTTGGCAGTAGAAGCTCCCGTACCGCCATCTGCAATTGCTAAGTCAGTAATGCCAGTGATAGAACCACCAGAGATATTGACGTTGTTTGCTGCTTGCGTAGCAATTGTACCCAAGCCAAGTGTAGTACGTGCAGCAGAAGCATCAGCATCATCTACGAGGCTTCGACCAAACGAAGTGAAGTCAGCTACCGCTGCTGTACCTGAACCTGTAAAATAAGGTACCTTATCTGCTGCTGAAGTTAAACCAGCAATAGCGGCAAGTTCAGGATCGTAAGCTTGTACATTTGTTCCAATCACCAACCCAAGAGTGGTACGTGCTGCAGAAGCATCAGCGTCATCAACTAAGCTTCTTCCGAAAGAAGTAAAGTCAGCTACAGCCGCAGTACCAGATCCGGTAAAATACGGAACCTTGTCAGCAGCAGAAGTTAAACCGGCAATTGCTGTTAACTCTGCATCAAGTCCTTGTTTATTATTTAACTGTGTTTGTACTGCGGAAGTAACCCCACTGAGATAATTGATCTCAGTACCTGTTGCTGTAATTGCAGTACCATTAAAATCAATTGCATCTACGTACGCAGTGCCATCAATATAAGCATCTTTATACTGGAACGTAGCACTACCAAGATCGTAAGTATCGTCTGTCTTGGGTGTTAAAGAACTGCCACTTGCTACAAATTCTTGAGCAGGCCCGAGCCGTGTAATTGGAGCGCCATTAGCGGCAGTACCGTCATGAACGTGTCCAGTGCTTGCATGGAACGCAGCAACCAGTGCATCAAATTCCCCGTCAAGGTCAGCCGCATTGATGATGTTACCATCAGCAATATTGTTTAGTGTATCGTTACGGGTATAACCAGCCATGGTTTATCGCCTATCGAAAGATGAAAACTCAAGCGTTGCTGCGTCAAGAGAGAAAGGAGGATCATCACTATCTGACACAAACTGCAGCGACACTGTAAAGCCCGAACCTACTACTTGTGTTTGAAATAATCTTTTCAATTTTGTTCCGTATCTCACTACGCCGTATGTGGCGGTAGGAGATCCATAAAATCCAACTGTTCCGGTAGTGTTAGATAAAGTGATTGTGTCGGGCTGAATCAATCCTTCATCATCAAAATCTAGTTTTAAGTTAACTGCTACGTCAACGCTTCCTGTTGGATCTGTGTACAGGAATAACTTATAAAAAGCCTTACGTATACGGGGGTCACCTGCAGGTACAAACGGCGTATAAAATACAGCCTGAATATTTGCACCATCAAAAGAGTCACCGGACTCCATTTCGTACACGTACCCGTCATCGTTTGCAAATACAACAGTTTCTACTTTGGCGTTATAATCGCTATCAGCGACATACGCTTTAATACCTCGAAGCTCCGCCCAACCAAAGAAACTGCCCTCCGGTCCTGCTAACTGTGTTCCTAAGATCCCGGTAGCAGTAGATGCTGAAATGGCATCTTTGTATCCCAACAAACGGTACTGTGATTTCTTTTTAATAACTACACTAGCAAAAGAAGTATTGGCAGCAATAACTTCCGTAACCTCTTTTTGAATTGCTTTAGATACTACTGCTAAATCAAAGTCACCAATACGATCTGTAGCACTTAATAATCTTAAGCCATCTGGCCCAAGGAACATCACATCACTGCCAACTTCTTGGATGGTATCGCTATCGACACATCCAATGTTTCTGGTTATAGGCTGCAGTACGTAATCTGCAAGTGTATTTCCTGTAATCCTATTAATTCTATTTTCACTGAATATGATTAGCTGTTCACGGAAAACAATTAATCCAGTAATCTTGCCACCTACATTAATATTTCCAGCACCATTAGCTGCAGTAAAATCAGAATCCGTGTATGGTGCAGTAAAGGTTAGAATATCTCCTTTGGCATAAAACATTTGGTGCTTAAAGAACACAACATGTTCTGCTGCAAACACATCTGATGGTGCTGTTGTAAGTGCAGTAAAGGTTGTACCATCGTAAATGAATGGGTAGTTTGTAGAATCTACCCCAGATATTTTTTCCGATGTACCAATTCTGTACTTCGTAAATCTATTCTTGGTTGAATTAACTCTGTTCAACGTCAAGAATGTAACTGCTGCGTTATCTGCTGGACTACTTGCTAAGTTAGGACTAATGCTAACTGTTGCACCGCCACTGGTTACGGTTGGTACTGCTGTAACCGTATAAACTAATTCAATACCAGCAACACTAAAAGTATCCCC